TATCTGATCTTAAAAATAATTGTTCTAAAGCATCATTGACTTCTTTGTCTGTTCTTGTGTCTTGTTGCAATAAATCAAATCTACCCTCTTCATTTGCTTGTATTTGTACTTCTTTATTTTTTATTTTTGCAGTCGTAATTCCTGTGGCTTCATCAAATTTAAATGGATTTTTCTTTTTAATAATTTTTTCAGATTCTTTTTGTGCTGAAGCCTCTGCAACTGACATAATCCTTTCAACTTTTGCACCAGCATAAGGGCCTGTTTGTACTGTTTCTGTTTTTGTTGGAATATCAACATCATCCGATTTAACAATGGCTTGTTCATCTGGAATTTCAACATCGGGCTGTTCATCTATTTTTTTAGCTGCTCTAACTTTTCCAGCAACTCTAAATAAAGTTTCTATCGGGACACCAACAATTCCACCCTCAAGAGCCATTTTAAATCTAGCAGTAGCTTCATCATCATCTGGATCGGCCTGTAAAAATTCAAAAAATGGATTTGGTATCATTTCTTGTAATACATTAGATATTCTTTGCTCGTACGGTGAAAAAGCTACTTGTTCTGCTACTGCACCAAGACCTAAAACTTTACCGCCTTGCTTGACCATCTCTGGTAATGTTTTTGCACCTGTTGTTGTAACACCTTTTGCAAGGCTTCCATAAGCACCAGCAAAACCTAACAAGTCTGCCGCTAACTCACCAACAGGAACATCTTTAAAACCAAAAATATCTGGCCTGTATTGTGGCTCTGCTACTTGTGGTACTGCGGATGCAACATATTGATAAATGTTTTTATCTTCTAAAACTTTACCAAGAATTTTTGTTGCATCAGTATCACCCTCTTGTATTGATTGACCTATAACTTGACCAATTTGTTGTGGAGTAAACTTTTGTGTAAACCCATAAAAATCAAGCGTGCCACGAGTTACTTGTTCTCCAGCTTTTAATACTATGTTTTTAAGATCGCCAAGAAAAGAAACTTTTTCTTCTTCGGGTTCTTGAGATGGTGTTACTGGTATTGCTCCAGCAAAGGGATTTTCACTTACAGGGATTGCTCCAGCGTAAGGATCTTGTGTTACTTTTATTGCTCCTTCGAATGGGTTGGTTTGATTAGTTTCTGCCATTTCATTTTTTATGGAAGTCTATATACATTACCGTCTGTCCCACGAAACTGATCGCCAGTTTTTAATCCTGCTTTTTTTGCTGCTTCTAAACTTGGAAATTCAGCTAAACCACTTGGATCAGGGGTACTGCCAACAGCACCACTAATACCTAAACCTGCAAGTTGTTGTTCAATTAAAGTATTTGTAAATTTCTCTAGCGGATCTAGGTTTTGAAGATAGTCTGATAACCTTTTGTCCTCGTCTGTAAGTTTTTCTCCTCTTAATGTTTTATCAGCAAGATAAGCCTTGTAGTCACCAATAGTAAGTTTTTTATTTTGAGTTTTATAACTTTCTAGTAATAACTTATCTAAGTTCTCATAACCCATAGCTTTTGCTAAATCTTTATATGAACCGTCTGGTAATTTTTTTATGTAATCTTGGAAGGCTTTTTTCTTTTTATCTTCTTTTTCTTTGCCTTCTTGTAAGGTTCTAATCTGCATTGTATTTTGCACAAAGTTTTTATCGCCTCTTAATGCACCACCAAGAGCATAAAGCATGAATCCTAGTTTTTTATTTCTATCACCTTTAAGTCTTTTTTTCTCAGCATCAACACCAGTTGCAAGACCTTCTTGATCAATTTGTGGCATAAATCCAGGTGCAAGGTTTGGATCTGCAACAGTTACTCCAGGTTGTTGAAATGTTGGAGATACTGACATTAAACTCATTGGATTGTTTAAATCATAAGTATTAAATGGTACAGGTGCAGGTTGTGGTGTTGTAGGTAACGGTGCAGGCAATAAAGATGCAATGTTACCGCCGTATCTTGGTGTATTTAATACTGGCATTATAAAGCTCCGTAATTAACCATGTAGTAGCCGTTAGCATCTTTGCTAACTGCTTCAGGCATATATTTAATAACTTCTTGTGCAATAACACCTTTTGTTGGATCGTCAATGCCAAGTTCTTTTGCTTTATCGTTCCAATCCCAAGTGTAAATATTATGACCATTGGACTTACCAACATATTCTATATTTTCTTTTAGTCTTTCATCTGAATTAAACATAAAGTATGTTCCTGCTAATTGAGCAGCAGTTCCTAAAACATCTCCAAGACCTGTATCTCTGTCTGTAGTTTGTTGAGTTAAAGGTGTACCCATGCCAGCTTGTAATAAACCAAGTTGTTGTGGGCCATAAGCCAAGGCTCTTTGGAACTCCTGATAAGGAACTCCAAGCGCTTGTTGTTGTAGCATTTGTTGTTGTCTGCCGATATCTCCAAGCATACCCAATCTTCTTGATTGTTCTGTTTGTAAACCACTAAGCAATCCAGCCTGGAATCTTCTGTTTGCATCGGCTGATCTTTGTGCTTGCTCAAAACCTCTTTGCTGTAAACCAGCAGAAGTTCTGGCCATTTGTTCAATAAATGGTCTTTGTGATTCTGCTTCTAAGATAGCTGATCTTGAACCACCAAAAGCACCTGCACCAATAGCTTGGTCTTGTGAAAAACCTCTAGCAATATCAGCTTGTCTTTGGATATCTGCCATAGTTGTATCTATGACTTGTTGCTGAAAAGGTGATTGATATTGTTGTAGTGTTGATGCTTGTGTTAATGGATCAGGTGCGGCTAATAAACCACGCAACCCAACCATAGGATCGTACTGCATACCAGTTTCAAATAAACCACGAGTAGCTTGGAATTGTCTTAACTGATCTGGATTAAATCCAGCAACCAATGGCCCTGTATAAGGTACAAATGGTTGTCCAGCCATACCTTTTGCAGCTTGAAACAACTGTTCTTGCTGTCGCTTTTGATATTCTGGTAAGTCTAATGATGTTGTTTGTGATCCTTTGCTCATAATTCTTTTTTAATTAAATATTCAGATTCAAAACCTAAATGTTTTATTTTTCGTAGCCATCCTTTTCTACCACCGCCATAAAGCCTTTTACATTCTGCGGCTCTTGCAAATGCCTCTAAGGAAGGCAACATTTCTTCTAATTCTGTGTAATCTCCACCACATAATAGCAAATTCATTGCTTTGTTTTGTGGGAATATTACAAACTCTGTGACCATTGCACTACGCTTTCCTGGCCACAAATGGAATAATCCATTTCTTATTTTATCCTTTACATCATTAATTGTATAGGAATCTTGATGTTCTAAAGCCTTTTCAATCCAATGTTTACAACGATTCCATTCAATCTCCCAAGGATCTTTGCTTGGAAACTCAACAATATTAGTCGCCTTTTCCATATTCAATAATACTTAAAACCAAATCAATGTTTGCATGGTTGACTTGTGCTTTGATGATTTCCCCTTGCAGTAGAATTATCCCTGCGTTAGTTTGTAATTCTTCAGTAGCGTGTGCTGTTATGTTTTTTTGTTTATAGATAAAAAACTCATTCGAGCTAGTATCGGTAATTGATACATCTAAATTAGTTTGTTGATTACCATGATCGCAAGCTAGAAAACCTTTAACAATCGCAAAATCAAAGTCACCACCCGTAGGTGCTGTATATATGGTTTGCTGTGTGGTAGCTGCAAAAGAATATTTAACATTGATAGCACGCTGTATGTACTGTCGTTGTGAGGATACATCCATTATCTTTTGCCTCTATTTTTTACATCTAAGCGTATGTCACCAACTTGAAAATCTTGAGTTGTACTTCCTGTGACTGTCATTTCTACTTGTCTTGCGGTAAACCTAGCATCGGTATAACCATCCGAAGAATCAAAAGTAAAGCTACCAAAGTCCGTTTCAGGGCCTAAAGGAGTAAATTTACCTTTAAAACTTAGGGTTACACCAGGTAAAGAGCTTGCCTCTTCGTCTGGAATGATTTGATTACATTGCACATATCTGTCACCTTGACCAATCTGTATTGGCCCTGTTGTGCAAAAAGGTGATCTACCATTAAGATTAGGTGAATTACCAAGTAAAGTTGATTCGTGTTCGTAAACAAATCCGCTTGAATCAGCAGAGATAGGATAATTAAACACACCTTGGTCGATCCAACACCCTCTATCAAGTTGACCGATTGACCATACATTCTGTGCATAGTTCCAAATCACATATTTATTCGGTGTGTATTGAGTATCACCGCTTGGGAATCCCCACCATATCTCATTGAAGTTAGAGTTATGTCCACCCCAACAAGCACCTTTGCCTGGTACGTTGAGATTATCAAAAACATAATCATGCACATCGCAAGGTATTTCTCTAACTGTACCATCATAGATATAGAAAGCATTTTCACCCATCCATGCAAGAAAATTACCTGTAGGCACAATCACTCTTCTGCCTACTGCTTTACAGTTTGTACCTGCATCGGCAATACCATAAACAAAAGGTGAGCCAGAATAAAACATTCTATTAATCCCTGTATCACTAAAAATGATAATGTCGGATCTAAACTTAACAGCGTATAA